TGTTGATGAAATGGCTTCTAAAGAAGAAGCAGAAAAAGAATCTTTAGAAATCAAATCAAGTATCAAAGCCTATCAAGATGATGAAGAAGACAAAAACTATGGAACTTTTGAAGGCTATGGTTCTGTCTTTGGAAATAAAGATTTAGGTAATGATGTTATTGAAAGAGGTGCTTTTCTAAAATCTCTCAAACGAAGAAAACCACAAAATGTAAAACTCCTATATCAGCACAAGTCTGATATGCCTATTGGTGTCTTTGACGAAATTAGAGAAGATGACCATGGTTTAGTTGTTAAGGGTAGATTAGCCCTTAAAACACAAGCAGGAGCAGAAGCATACGAATTATTAAAAATGGGTGCATTAGATGGTCTATCAATAGGCTTTAGAGTAAACCCAAAAGAAGTTTCATACGATAAACGTGGTAACAAACGTATTATTAAAGAAGTAGATTTGATGGAAGTGTCGTTAGTAACCTTTCCCATGAACCCTCAGGCAACTGTTCGTTCAGTGAAAGGTGAAGAGATTTCTATTAGAGAGTGGGAAAATGGAATGCGAGATGCTTTCAGTCTTTCTCGTTCAGAAGCAAAGATGGCAGCAAAAGCTGTCACTGATGCATTCGGTCAACGCGATGTTGATACAAATGTTGAATTGGTAGAAGCCATAAAGAACTTAACTTTAACCTTAAAATCTTAATAGGAGATTATTATGTCGGAAGATATAAAAAATGCTATAACAGACTTAGGACGTACTTTTGAAGAATTTAAAAAAGTAAATGACCAAAGACTAGAGCAGATTGAAAAAGGCGAAAGCACAGCATTAGTGGATGAGAAATTAGCTAAGATGGAAGCTAAGATGGATTCTTATGAAGACATTAATCAAAAACTAACAACTGCTGAACTTAACGCTGATAACATCAAAAGCCAAATTGAGAAACTAGAGACAATCGTAACACGACCAAACTCAGGTTTTGAATCTAAGCAAGTAGATGAATATATGAGTGCATTTGACACTTACTGTAGAAAAGGACTGGAAGGTCTTGACCCAGTAGAGAAGAAAGCATTAACTGTAAGTAATGATTCAACTGGTGGTTATTTAGCACCACCTGAATATGTAAGAGAACTGATTAAAGATGTTACTGAAATATCCCCAATCAGAAGTATTGCAAGAATCAGAAGCACTGCTAGTAGAAGTATTCAAGTTCCAAAAAGAACTGGTACATTTGCAGCACAGTGGGTATCAGAAAGTGGAACTAGAAGTGAAACAACTGGATATAATGTAGGTCTAGAAGAATTACCTGCACATGAGCAATATGCTCTAGTAGATATTTCTGAGCAAGACTTAGAAGATACAGTATTTGACTTAGAAGCTGAAATGCAATCAGAGTTTGCAGAGCAATTTGCAAAAGCTGAAGGTGCAGCTTTCGTAAGTGGTAACGCTGTTGGAAAACCTGAAGGATTTATGACTAACAGTTCTGTTAGTTCTATAGATTCAGGTTCTAACACAGCAATTACTGCTGATAACCTTATTACTTTGGTTCATAACATTAAGTCAGACTATGGCAGAAATGGTACTTTTGTATTTAACAGAAGCACTTTAGCAGCTATAAGAAAACTTAAAGATACTGCAGGTCAGTATGTATTCCAAGCAGGTATGTCTTTACAAGGTGGTGTTACTAACACTATTCTTGGACAGCCTTATGTGGAAGCTACAGACATGGCATCTATCGCACAAAATGCTTTCCCAGTTGCTTATGGTGACTTCAGAAGAGCATATATGATTGTTGATAGAGTATCATTAGCGGTTTTAAGAGACCCATTTACACAAGCTACTACTGGAAATGTAAGATACATTGCTAGAAGAAGAGTTGGTGGTCAAGTGATTCTCCCTGAAGCTATAACAAAACTTAAAGTAACAGCGTAAGCAAGGAGTAACTAATGCAAGATTTATCAAATAATATTGGTCTAGGTAACTCAATAAAAAATGCTGTAAAAACTGCCGCTGAAAATGGAAGTGGTATTGATTTACAGGGTTTTGAAGAAGCAACTGCTGTAGTAAGCGTAGGAGCAGAAGGTGATACACTTTCAGGTTCTGTTTACTTTGAAGTATCACTAGAGCATTCAGATGACGATTCTACTTATACAGATTGTGTACAAGCAGATATCGTTAATGGAACAATTGCTGCAGGTGGTATTTGGCTTAAACTTGATGGTACTACAGGTGGAGACCCTGATACCGCAGGTGGTCAATGGCAAGTTGGTTATGTTGGCGGAAAGAGATATGTAAGACTTGTTCTTGCTAAAACAGGCACTCACACTAATGGAACACCTATTAGTGGATTGATTGTTAAGAGCAGACCAAGGTCAGCACCTGTCTCAAACGTTATTCATAACGCTTAATTGAGCAATCTTTGGGGGGATTAATTTCCCCCCATTTTTAAGGTAAAAATTATGGCAAGAAAATTTAAAATATTAGTTCCAAAACCTGCTATAGCAGATGAAAACTCTGCTGATATGGTTTTACACAAAGCAGATGATATTGTTGTTTCTAAAGGTAAATGGCAAGAAGAAATCATGGACAATTTTGTTGAAAATGGTTGGGCTATGGAAGTTAAAGTAGATTCTGTTGAAGAAACACTAGATGTTGAAGCAGAAGTTAAAGAAGTTAAAAGAGCAAGAAACGAAAAAGGTCAATTAAAAGCTGATGACCCTTCTACACCTAATGTTAATGAAGCATGGGAAGGTGGAGAAGCACCGAAAAAAACAACTAAAAAGAAAACTACTAAAAAGAAGGCTTAAATGTCTATAAATTCCTTTTTAGGTCTACAAGTAAGACAAGGAAGGTGGGATAAAACCAAAGGTCTCTATAAATTTGGTTTCCACCCTTCTGTTGGTAATACAGAAGTAACTATTTCAGATAATGGTAGTGATTATGACGCTTTAACAGAAGCCAGTGTAATCAAAGTTTCATCAACTAATACAAACGATACAAGTGATGGCACAGGTGCAAGGACAGTGCTTCTCAGTGGCTTAGATGGGGATTATAACGAAGTTGAAGAGATTGTTACCTTAAATGGACAAACAGCAGTTAATACTACTAATTCATATTTAAGAGTATTTAGAGCAAAGGTATTAACAGCAGGTACAGGCGGTGCAAACGCAGGTGATATTCACATGGGAACTGGTGCTGTATCTTCAGGTGTTCCTGCAACATCAATAGCAAAAATAACAACAGGTGAAAATCAAACACTTATGGCAGTATGGACTGTTCCCTCAGGTCATACAGGTTATCTATACCAAGTGGATTTTTCATCAAACATACAAGGTTCTGTATATTTAACAGCAAGAGTTAAATGTAAAGAATTTGGTGGTGTTTATCAAACAAAAGAAAAAGGTACATTTACAACAGATGCTTTAAAGTTTGATATAGAATTACCACAAGTTATACCTGAAAAAGCAGATTGCAAATTAACTTGTATTGCTAGTGCTGGTACGCATGGTGTTTCAGGTTCATTTATTATGTTGTACATAAAGAATTAATGACTTAGAATAGATTTATGGCTAGTGATACGATAAGCAAACTAGAAGCACACGAAAGAGAATGTGCTATTAGATATGAGAACATAGAAAAAAGAATGGCAAGTGGTTCAAAGCGATTTGATAAACTTGAAAATCTTATTTATGGAATCTATGCTTTAATTATTACATCCATGTTTGGCGTACTCATAGAAAGAGTATTTTTTAATTAATTTAGGAGAATTATATGTCAGAAGAATTAAATTACGAAGCACTATACAACACTGCTCAACAAGAACTTGCTAATGCTCAACACACAATCCGAGTGTTAGTACAAAGATTGCAAGAAGCACAAGGTGATTCTATTAAAGGTGAAAACCCAATAGAAGAAGTAAAGGCAGAAAAGAAAAAGGCTAATTAGGAGAATGAATGGCAGGTCTAGTAATACATACAGAACCTGCATCAGAACCAATAACACTTGCAGAAGCAAAGGCATATTTAAGAGTAGATAGTTCAGGTGATGATGCTTTAATCACATCACTGATTGTATCAGCAAGAAAATTATGTGAAGAACATATGCAAAGGGCGATTATGTCTCAAACTTTGCAATTATTCTTAGATAACCTTGACGATATAGATAATCCCTTATGGGAAGGTATGAGAACTGGTCCATACCTTAATTATTATAAAAACTATATTGACTTACCTATGCCACCAGTTACTTCAGTCACTCATGTCAAGACGTATGATGACGAAGATACTGCTACAACTTTTTCTAGTTCTAATTATTATGTAGATAGTGCTAGACAACCTGCAAGGATAGTTCTTAGAACAGGTGAAACATTTCCAACAGCACTAAGAGTAGCCAATGCTATAGAAGTTCAATACGTTGTTGGTTATTCCAGTGCTAGTGCTGTACCTGAACCAATTAAGTTTTCTATTTATCAAGTATTAACCTATTTGTATGAACATAGAGGGGATATGTATGAAGGTAAAACATCATTACCTGCTACAGCAACCAAATTATTAGCACCTTATGTAGTTTATAGCGGTTTAGGTTCTTCTAAACTAATGTCAATTGGATAATGAGCCAAGTAGGTCAGTTAAGACATCAAATCACCTTACAAGGTCAAGGCACAACTAGAGATGCAGGTGGTGGTATAAGTTCAGGTTGGTCAACTATTGCTTCTGTTTACGCTGATATAAAGCCTAAAAGTGGTAAAGAGGTGTACAAGCAAGGCAAACTAGTAGGAAGCGTCTCTCACGAGATTACAGTGCGTTATAGGACTGATATTACCAATGCTTCAAGGATAAGTTTTGACAGCAAACTCTTTAACATAAGAGCCATTATAAATGTTGATGAAAGAGATAGATTTTTAAAACTTCTTTGTGAAGAAGGAGTTGCAACGTGAGTATTGATTTAAAAATTACAAACCTAAAAGCATTTAATAAAAAATTAAATAAAAGACTTACAGATAACAAAGTTAAAGAATATGTGACTCGTGGAACAATGATGGTTCAAAATACTGCTAAAGAAAGTATTATGAAAGGTGGAACTGGTAAATTGTATGAAAAGTATGAGCCAAGAAGAAGTCATAGAGCATCAGCACCCAATGAACCACCT